CAACTAACAATCATGATAATAATAAAGAAACAACAAAAACAAAAAAAAAAAAAAAAACGCAGAGAAAAAAAAAAAAAAAAAAAAAGAAAAGAAAAAAAAAAAAAAAAAAAAAAAAAAAAGAGAGGGGGGGGGGGGAAAAATATTATAGCAACACCCGCAACTTCAAACAATATGCAGGTATTAAAAAAAATAACAGGTCTTGTTGAAGGAAATAATTTTTATAAACTAGTAATAAAATATGATGAGGAGAATAAGGCTCCTCCTAAGAATATTTATGAATATATAGGTGAATATGTTGGAAAAGATGATGGTAAAGTATATAATAGTGATAAAAATATATGGGACACGTTTAAACCAAAATCAAATAGTTATTTATTTAAAGACGAGAAGAAGGAGAATGAGAAGGATAAATGGATAAAATTAAAAATATTTGCTAACGAAATAGAAAATGGATATACTGTTTATTATTTTCTTCCAAAGGGTGAAGAGTATGCAGAGAATGCAGAGGATGCAGAGTATGATGATAATGATGATTTTTTATTAAAATAAACACTCACCTTAATATATAATGTCTAGTAGTAGAAGAAAAATAAGAAGAAGACATAATACGCGTAAGTATAACCACAAACATAATGCATCTTGCAAACATAATAAGTTTAGAGCAACATCTTTAGCAAATATTAATGGGAAATGCTATAAAAATGGTAAAAAATTTCCTTGTTCTCATTTTGTTAAAGAAGAGAGAAAAGTTGCTAGTAGTATGTGGGATATGTTTAAGATGTAAACTGTAGATATATTTAAATTTTAACTGGATGCTTTATTTGAACTTTACATGGTTATTTATTGTTTCTTAGATTTCTTATATTTTCGTTTACTACCACCAAAGGGCCACCATTTATTACGAGAAGGAGAAGAAGAAGAAGAAGGAGAAGGTTTATCGTGTATATTCAGTTCCTTGTTAAATTCTACTAGTATTGGTTCTGTTTTATCAGTATTAGATTCTGATGTATTAGTATTAGATTCTGTTTTATCAGTATCAGTATTAGATTCTGTTATAGGGTTTGAATATGCTATAGGGTTAAATTTAAATTTATCAACATATAAATTTAATTTCTCCAAAAACTTAGGATTTTTATTTAAATTATTACAATCTTCAATTTGTGGTGTTTGTTTACATTCATCGTGAATTCTATCAAGAATATATTTACAATCATTTCTTTTATCAAATCTAGCAGGAGCGCAAGTATTTAATTGTTCTAATAAAGTATTTAAATTTCTTCGTGTTCTTCCTCCTTTATATTTTCTCCTTGTTTTGTTTTTATTCTTCTTACTACGTTTAGTATTCTTTGTACTTCGTTTAGTCCCATTCTTTGTCCCATTCTTTGTCCTTCGTTTAGTCATATATTAGTTAAATAATATAAATTAAAAACACTTATATTATTATTATGTCAGGAGGTAAAGGTATATCTAAAGAAATCATTAGTAGTTTTGAACATCGCAATGATTTTATTAAACTTTTAGAAGTAAATCCAGGTTTAGTAGTAGTTAAACTTGGCGCTGCTTGGTGTGGACCTTGTAAAAAAATTGCACCTATTGTTGAAGCATTCTTCGCTTCGTCTCCAAAAAATGTTGTTTGTGCTGATATTGATGTAGATGAATCTGTTGATTTATACGCTTTTTTGAAAGCCAAAAAGATGGTGAATGGTATTCCTGTTATGTTATGCTATAAGAAGGGGAATGTATCGTTTGCACCGGATGATGCAGTGACTGGTGCAGATCCTTCGGCTTTAGATGCATTTTTTAAGAGATGTGGTCATCATTTAGTAGCAGCAGAAAAGATGGTGGAGAAGATGGTTTAATGTCTTCTTTTCTTGGTTCTTTTTTTGGGTTTTCTTTTTTTGGTTCTTTTTTTGGATTTGTTGCCTCCTCGTCCCATTAATCGTGAAAACCATCCTTTTTTAGGTGCTGGAGTATTAACTACTACTGGTACTGCTAACTCATTTTTGTTACTGAAATATTCTGGTTCATTTATAGAATCCTGTCGTAACCCACCATCATCCGTTTTGGATTCTTCATCCTTAGTTAAAAGTATGCTTGAAGGTAAATCAAATATGGTTGGTAATATTTTATCTACCTCAGTTGGTAATATTTTTTTAATATTTGATAATATAATATCATCAAATATGTTATGAGTTTGTTCTTTATGCTTTATTGTATTAAATATTTTGTATATATATTTTTCATTTATATTTAGATTTAGTAAATTATAAGTTGATATACTAGTTATTATTCCAATAATAACATCTTTATTGGTATCTATATTATCGTCTTGTAATGTACAATTACTATCATGTTGTTTTGTTATAGTATTATCAACTATATTAATAATAGTTGTTGATTTTATTGGTCTACAATTAAAAAATATTTCTTTTAATATTTTTGTTAAATAACCACAATTATTATCAGGAGCTTTAAATGTTATATATAAACATAAAAGTATATCATATAAGTTAACTTTTAAATTTATTATTATATTAATATAATCTTTTAAATTCAACAAAAATAAATTTTTACCTTTTACTTGAATATCAGAAGTTGTATTATTTAACTCATTTGTTTGTATTATGATTATTTTTTGTTTTATTGCATCTGCATAATTTGCTGAATTCATAAAAAGATATTTTATAAATTCATCTTCAGTTAAATCTGGTATTTTTTTACGAATTCCGCTACTTCTTAAATAATCTTGTGCAATTAGTATCATAATTTGGTTAAATAATATATTTGTTATATTGTCATATATATCATAATAATCTGTAATATTTATGTTACTTAATATATTTTTATTTAGTTCATAATTATTTACTTCTATATCTTTTAAACCAACCTTAATCATGCTTTCAACAGTAGTTAATCTATCAAATGTAAATTCAGTATTGTTTAAATTTGGGTTTACTTTAAAATTTTTAAAATATATTTCAGGAAAAATATTTTGTAAAATATTTTTATAATAATAAGCATCTACAACTTCACAAAAATCTTTATTTTTATCTGTTTCAGTACAATATCTATCTCTATATTTATTAATATCAACAACAGTTTTTAATCGTAAATTGGTTTTAATTTCTTCTGCTTTTTGTTTATTTTCATTTTGAAAAATATCTTTTAAAATTTTATTACATTTTTTATAATTAAAAGTTGAATTATGAAAATCATTTAAAGCAGTATAACAATCATTTTTTTTAAATTCTGTTGAAGTAAGTGGTTTCCATGATGACATAACAGGTATATATGATAAACCAAATGCACCACCCTTTTGTGTCTTTCTATTTATCTTATTTTTTTTACTTCTTTTACTTATTCGTCTTACATATTTCTTACTCTTTGTCATTAATATAAAACAATATTAAAAACAAAACAATATACTAATTATAATGAGTATAGATCAGTATAATTCTAAACTAAATACCTATATTACTTCAATGACCCAAAGACAATATTTATTTGAAATCACGAAATGTTGTGAATATAGTGAATTTATTCCAACATATAAAACAGCTACTTTGGCAGATCTTTATAAAACAGTTCTAAATCAATTCTGTCATACTGGAGAAAGTCCTGTTGAACTATTTACTAAACAAAATAATATTGTTGATCGACTTGTTATTCCAAATGATCCGGCAATTTTGTTACGCGATTTTATTAATACAAATCATCTCTTTTTTGTTCCTATATATCCTTTACCGGCGACAGTTGTATATCGTGTTTATTTTGATGATGGGCATATACATACGCATAACACATAAAGTAGTTAGTTTACACTTTCGAAATTTTCTTATTTTTTAATGATTTATCTCTTTCATTATACAATAATTTATTAATATCTTTTGAAATGTGATCTATTACATTATTCGAGTACCCTTCAGTAATATAATTTGAAAATCGTTCAGCTGATTTCTCTTGCATTTTATCAGCCTCTTTAAACTCGTGGAATTTCTCTTCCAGTTCATCAAAATTGCAGCCATACATTTGTTCAATAACATCTTTCTTATCTTTAAGCTCCCATTTTTTTCCATTAAAAACTAAAATATTTGGACTATTAATGTTCGTATTGCAAACATTACTATTCTCTGGCATTGCATCACTGAAATACTTTAAAGAAATATAGGCAGGAACGCTCTTAAACCCTTGGTTCAGTATTTTTAATAGTTGTGCATCTGTAATATGGGATACATTTTCTTTTCCATACATATTTACAGTGTAGTTATTTTGAACATTGGTAGTATTATTGTGACTGTTGTTGGTGCTATTGTTGGTACTGTTGTTAATATTTGGGTTAGCATTTACAATCATTTCTAGTTTTTTATTTGTCTCATCTATTTGCATCTTAGCAAGTTTCAGTTCTTCTTCCAATTTGGTGATTTTAGATTCATCGGTAATCGGTTTTAAAAAACATTTGCTAAATTTTTCGTGTTTTATACGATTTGTTTTGCTACTAAACATTTTAAAACAACCGCAACATTGCAGTTTATTTATTTCTGGATCCATTAATGGAACAATTGGAACAATTTCTTCAATAATCTGGATTTTTGGATCAACTTTTAAGCATGGTTTCTTGCGTTTTAAGTGTTGATCATAATTACTTTTATGATTAAAACATTTCAAGCAGTTAGAACATTCGTGTTTAACCATTATTTTATTATATATATATTATAATTTCTTTCTAAATACTATTCGGTTGAAAATATGTTAATCGGGTTGAATTCCGGTTGAAAACGGTTGAAAAATAATTTTTGATTAATTTCATACATATTATTTTATATCAGGTATGGTGTAAAATAAACAGACTATTTTATAAAACTAAGCAGTGAATAATTTATATATATTTTTATTAATTCTACAAAATAAATTAAGTAATCTAATTAGCATAACAATTATTTTTTTTGTTCCAAACTGATCAAAATGGATCAAAAAATGACCGGTTATGGAACAGTTATGGAACAAAAATTATATTTTATTTTTATCATCTTATTATAAAAATATAATATTCTTATTTATTACATATTATGTATTTATTAAATAAAAATATAATTATATAGAAAACTAACCGGTTAGAAACGGTTAAAATATCACTACATATTAATAAATATAAAATTATTAGCATAATGAGTAAGCATACTATTAGATTAAAAAAGAGGTTGAAAAACAGTGGATCGGTTGAAAAACGGGAGGGAGGAGAGTGAATACTTTTGGAAAAGTATTTTTAAAAAAATAAATTAAAGTTTTAAAAATATATTTTTCAGTTTTCATAAAAAAGTCTTGGAAATCTTAAAAACTTAAAATATTTACAAAAAAGGAGATCATGTTATAAATGATCAATTATTATCACATCATTTATAGTAATACGATTGAAAAATGATCCAAAATGGAACAGAATGGACCAGCTAATGGATCAATAATGGACTTTTTAACCGGTATTATATTTATGCTCTCAATTTATTTTACATTTATTAAATATTCTATGATATATGTATTTGTTTTATTATACTAAAAATATACATGATATATAAAGGTTGAAAACGGTTGAATATATAATAATATATAATAATATATAATATTATTAGCATAACGAGTAAGCATAATATTATATTTTAAAATCGGTGAAAATATAGCGGATCGGTTGAAAAAACGGGAGGGAGGAGAGTGAATACTTTTCCAAAAGTATTTTTAAAAAAATAAATTAAAGTTTTAAAATATATATTTTCAGTTTTCATAAAAAAGTCTTGGAAATCCAAAAATATCAAAATCGTTAATTATAAAAATTAACACATAAATCAATTATATTTGTAAAAAATACAATATCATTTTCTATAGGTAATACAAACCTATCTCTGTTAGCTTTTTCTTTATATTCTTTTAATTTATTTAATACCATTACTTCAATTATATTCATATCTTCTTCACTTTTACATTCTTTATAATAAACTACTTCATGTTCAGCAGTTTTATTATATCCACTTAAACGACATTTTAAATCCTTGGCTTTTCCAATTATATAAATTCTTTTATTTTTATGGTCCTCCGTAGTTAGCATATAAATTACATTTTTTTCTGGATAATCCTTTCTCTGCTGTTTTTTAATATATGCATCTTCCAATAATTTTATTTTTTGATCCTTTAACTCAAGTTCCTTTTGCATTTTTTCTATTAATTCAGTTAATTCATGTAAAGGTATTTCAGGATTTACCTCTTTGCTATTAATAATACTTTTAAGTTCACCTATTGTATTTGTTTTATCAACAATTAAATTTATAAGTTGATTATTAATAGGATAAATTACTTTTGATTCTGCATTATGTTTTAATTGATTTTCCATAAAATTTGTAAATTTATTATCAATTATTTTATTTTGCTGGGTTAATACTTGAATGACTTGACTTTCTGTATATTGCTGTTTTTCTTTAAATGCACATTGACCATTTTTTTCATGTCGTACACGGTTTGTTTTAGTACTAAATTGTTGCAAACACCCATAACATTGTAGAGGATTGTCTTGTAATTTTAGTTTAAAAACACAATTGCTTTCTTTTTCATGGCGATCTTTACAATATTTACTACTAAATGTTTTGTTACAAGACATACAATGCAGTAAATTAGTAATTTCTGGTTGTGGTATTGTTATTTGAAAACTATTAATTTCTACACAAGAATTTTTGCGATTTAAATGCTGAGAATAATTTCCCTTTAAATTAAACATTTTTTTACACTTATTGCATTGATACATTTTTGTCATTTATTATATAATATTATAATAAATTCTATTTAAATTATTTTCAAGAAAAATCATTGTAAATATTTGCTAAATTAATCCATATCTATTGAAAAAAACGCCAAAAATCCCCCAAAAAACCTCTATTACAAAAAACTCGCCAAAATATATTGTTTTTATAGAGAAGAAATGGAAGCTCTAGATTTAGATATAAACAACTATGAATTGGAAGACATACTTTCTCTCTTTAAATTGCCAACAAATTATAATGAGCAGCATTTAAAACAAGCAAAACAAGTAGTATTAAAGATTCATCCGGATAAGTCAGGATTATCAGCAGAATATTTCGTATTTTATTCCAAAGCATATAAAATGTTATATAGTATTTGGGAGTTTAGAAAGAATAGTTATAATGATAAACCAAAAAATACGGAATACAATAAAGATACCGAATTTGATCAAGGAAAAGCAAAAATATTAGACAAGTTTTTAGAAAAGAGAGAAATGAAAGACACAAAAAAATTCAATAATTGGTTTAATGAGCAGTTTGAGAAGCAACATTTAAAAACTGAAAGTGACAGTAAAGGGTATGGAGATTGGTTGAAATCTGAAGATGAAGATAATAGTAGTTTATCATCAGAAGCATTTGCGAAAAAGAAACGCGAATTAAGAGAGAAAACGGGAACAATGGTAGAATATCAAGATATCCATGAATTAAATAGTAGTGGAGGGGTAAATCTTTGTGAATTAGATATGACAGCACCATCCAATTTCACTTCATCCATGTTTAGCAACCTACAATATGAAGATCTACACCGAGCACATACAGAAACAATAATACCAGTAACAGAAGAGCAAGATTTCGATAATAGACATCAGTTTCGCAATTTAGATGAAATAAAGCAACATAGAAATAGTCAAAATATAGTACCTTTATCGGAAATTCAAGCGCAGAAATATTTGCAAAGTAAAACAAATTTATCCGATGAAAAATCAGTAAGAGTAGCATATGATTTACAAAAACAATTAGAACAGACCAAGCAAAATAGCCAAGATTTCTGGAAAAGTTTGCAACTACTAAATAATTAGATAATCTACCTTTATAATATGTGTTGGAATAGCGAAGTTTCTTTAAATACTTTTATATTTAGTATGTTTGTTTTATTATTAATAATGTATAATAATGCATATACAAAATATAAAATACCAGAACTAAACCATTTTTGGATATATGTTTTTTGTATTTCATTTATTTCAATACAACTAATAGAATATTTTATATGGCGAAATTTAAATAATCCATTTTATAATAAAGTATTTTCTATTTGTGCAGCGTTATTAATATTATTTCAACCAATAACAACTATTATGCTTATAAACAATAATGTTTTAAAAAAATATATGTTAATAATATATTTAATATTAACAATACCTTTTGCTATTTATAGATTTTCAGTAAAAAAAATTGTATCATCCGTTACTAAAAAAGGGCATTTATATTGGGATAATTTTTTTTATAAAAATGATTATATTTATTTTGCCGTATGGGCATTCTTTTTCCTATTTAGTTTCTTTTATAATCAATCATATTTTGAATTTTTGTTTGGTTTAATAATGTTAATTATTAGCATTTATAATTTTATTAGTGATGGTTCTATGGGGACAATGTGGTGTTGGGTAGTAAATTCAATTATGATTTATTATGCAGCATATTTATTAATATATTTACCTTTTACTCAAAAATAATCTTAAACTTCTCTCTTTAAAATATATTAATAGTATATGTTCAGGATAAATTCAACATATCTATTGTTAGGAATAATTTTAATAATGTTGGCTTTTTTATTTAATAGATATACAGAGAAACAAAAGAAGGAACACAAAATGGATAATCAGTATAGTGCAATACAGAAATATTTATTGAATGAAAATACGACAGTGAAAGATTTAGAAAAAATGGATAAACCAATAATGTGGATTCATATTGTGAATGAATACAATTCACGAATGTGGGAATCATTTGGATCACGAAGTAGTTTTCATTTGAATCAACCATACATGTATTTAACAGTAAAAAGTATTTTGGCAAAATGTGATGAATCATTTCATATTTGTTTAATAGATGACAATTCATTTGCAATGTTATTACCAAATTGGAGAATAAATACATCAATATTGTCAAATCCAATTTTAGATAATATGAGACAATTAGCTTTGGCAAAAATATTGCATACTTATGGAGGGTTTTTAGTCCCACCAAGTTTTCTTTGCCTGAAAAATTTAATTGATTTATATGATAGAGGAACACAAAATGGTAATCGTATGTTTGTTTGTGAAACAGTTGACCGAAATATTACATCAACAACACACGGAATGTATCCAAATACAAATTTTATGGGAGCACCTAAGCATAATCATATGATGGCAGAATTAATAGAGAAAATTCAGCATACTATTTCTAATGATAATACAGCACAAAGTGTATTTTTAGGCGACATGAATCGTTGGGCAGCAGAGCAAGTTGCAAAAAAGAAGATCTATTTAGTGGATGGTAAGTTGATTGGAACAAAGACGATCGAAGATGAACCCATTTTGATTGATGATTTGCTCTCCAATAATTATATTAAATTGTATTCTGGTGCAGACGGTATTTATATCCCAGCAGATGAGATCTTGAACCGCAAAAACTATGAGTGGTTTGCTCGCCTCAGTCCTGCACAAGTGTTGGAATCAAAGATGATCATCAGTAAATATATTTTGGTCGCCAATATACCGGGGGTAAAATCTGGACAGATTGAAAGTTATCAAAATGATAATAAAAAGATTGTTGAAGATAATGTGACCTATTGGCGTGTGCCGCTTCAAGCACCTGTGTGGGGAATGAGACCATTAGGAATTGGAGATGACCGTGTTTTAAAAAATATATCAGGATCTGAATATTTTAATGGATAATAATAAAATTGATTTATATTTATACAACTAGAGTACAAATATAAATAACAAAATGAGTAACGAATTTATTAACTCAAATCCATATCCAACATTTGAAGAAATGGAAATAAAATTAACCCGAAGGTTTGATCTAGATGCCGAATATGGCATCGCCAATCATAATCAATGCAAAACAATATATGAAAACTTAAATGATGACACCATTATTAGCGAAATGGTCCAGCAAATTAAAAGATCAGGTGGGATAACAGCATTAAACGCGAATTTAATTATTTTACAAGGATATAGTCCATTAGCAGAATGCACTGACGAAATAGTATTACAAAGATGGCTAAAAATATATACACAATATAGAGTTAGATAAATAAATAATAAATTAATTAATTATGGATTTGGATTTCCCATTTGATACAAATATTTAATATATAAATAAATTGTTGAAAAAACACTAGGTTTTTCAATATAAGGAATATCATTATTATTACAATAATTGCGAACAATATGTTGAATTTGTCTTAGTGAACTATGAGGAATATTTGGAAATAAATGATGCTCTATTTGAATATCAAGACCAAAACATATAAATCGTGTAAATATATTTTCTGTTTTATAATTCATACTGCTGGATACTTGATTATATAAAAAATCATTTTTCTTTTCTATATTTAGTTGTATACATTCATTTTGTATATGAGATAATTGCGCAATTAATAAAAATAATAATCCTGAAATGCCATACATAATACCTGTATAAAAATACCCAAATTTATAAACAAATATGCCAAATAAAATTATATTCCATCTTTTATTTTGAATAGAATAAAAAGGACCTTTAGCAAATCCACCTAGTATAAACATAATAAATGCATAAATAAATTGGAATCTATGATGAAAATAATGAAAATGATTATTTGAATGTCTAAATATAATTGTTTGATTTTCATAATCATTATCATAAACAGTATTTGTAAAACAATGATGTAAATAATTATGATCATATTTCCAATCATCTGTAGTTATAATTGGACACATAATTAAATTTGAAACAATATTATTTATTTTTTGATTTTTAAAACCAGTATAATGCGATGTTTCATGAAATACCAATGCACCATAACCAATATTCATAAATGCTAATGAAATCATCCACCAATATGATAAATTATTTGCATTCCAAAAACAATAGATCCAAATTCCCAAATATACCGACAACATAAATATATTATAAATGATTTCATTAGTAGACCAATATAATGGGATTTTTTTATAAATGATTTCATCATATACGAGTTTTTTCAGTTCACAATATTTTTCATATGTATAATTTGTATCATACTTTATTTTTATTAAATCGTTTATAGGAATTTCGTATTTTGGTAATAATAATAAAATATGTTGGGGTTGTTTATGATATGCATATATCATAGGAGTAATATTTGTATCTGGTTTTAGATTATTAAACATATATATTCCACCTGGATGAAAATTAACAAATTTGGTTAAATCATAGAGTTTATTATGAATTTTGTACCTATATATTGGTTTATTTTGGAATAAAGTATAAAAAAACTGTAATGCTGTTTTAATAATCGAAAAAATCATTTATAATTTGTATAATATAATAATACTTCTATTTTATTATAAATATAATTAACAGGAACAACTTAAAGAACCAACGACCCAACACTACACATCGAAATAAACATAGTAGTCAATGTTATAAAGCGATTTATCATATTTAATTTGTGATGTAAATTTGATGTCATTAAATTTACAAATTTGTCTCAATACAGTAGTAAAAGTAGTATAGGACATTTTTTTCTCTAAATAAGATTGTTTAGCAATATGATAATAGGGAGAACATTCAATCATAAATTCGGGGATCAAATTATTTAAGATACCTTTTTTGTAAGCGGCGTTGTCAAATAAATAATGTTTGGAGTGCTTTTGAGAAATCTCTTCTAATAATTTCATTAGTTTTTCAGTTGGAACTGGTTGTTTAAATACCTGGGACATCTAACATAGATCTATAATTAAATTATCCACTTTTAGAAAAAGTGGAGCAAAATATCCACTTTTAGAAAAAGTGGAGCAAAATATAGTCCAAATAGTAAATTAATATAGTCCAAATAGTAAATTAATATAGTCCAAATAGTAAATCAATTTAAACCACTACATTTATGTATGCCGACCGCAAGCGGAATTGCTTCTAATAAATTATTTGTGAATAGTGCTAATTCTATTTGATCTTCATGAATATTATAAAAGATCGTGATATATTTGCAAATGAGAGGGAATATTTTATATTTTTCATCTTCAGTTAAAATAGGAGTAACTTTTACAAATAAAAAATAATTATCTAAAATATCCATAACAGAATAACCTTTATCATAAATATTATAAAATAATTTTATAGCATCAACTAAATTACCAGATTTAATAAGTTCAGTATATTCTTTAAAACTATGAAAACTGATATTAGTGCAAACATTAGTTGCTAAATCTAAAGTGATTTGTTTATTTAATAGTTTGAATTTTTCCATATAATTAATAAGGGTTTTCACCGTATTATTACATATATCTAGAATAAATTGTTCAGCAGCAGATTCAATCTCAATATTTTCACTTATTTTTATTTTATTCATAATAGTAGTTAAGTTCACTCTTTTTAAAGGATTGATTTTTATAATAGTAAAACGTGATTGTAAACTTTCAATGACTTTTTGAATATTACTGCAACTAGAAATAAAATGAACATTATGACTATATTTATCAATACAATTGCGAAATACTTGCTGACTTTGTTCATTAATAAAATCAATATCATCTAAAACAATAATTTTCTTTTTTCCTTTAATCATAGAACTAGTTTGACAAAATGTTTTCACATCATTACGATAATAATTAATACCTTGTTCTTTTAAACTATTAATATGCAAAATATTTTCAGAATAATTTAAATGCTTTTTATCAGAACAATAATATTCTTTAATTAGCGCGTTTAACAGCGATGTCTTACCATAACCAATACCACCAATAAAAAGTATATTTAAATTATTCATATCAATTAATGTTTTTAAAATATCCATTATATTATCATTAATTTCAAAATCGGCAAAATAAATGGGCTGAAATTTGTTAATAAACAATTGATCCGTAAACTTATCCGTAAACTTATCCGTAAACTTATCCGTAAACTTATCCGTAAACTTATCCGTAAACTTATCCGTAAACTTATCCGTAAACTTATCCATTATAATTATTCGTTAAATATTATTTAAGTATATCTCAAATAATATTATTATAATGGAAAAGGAAAATTTATATAATATTTTAGAAGTTCCTGAAACAGCGACAGCGGAAGATATTAAAAAAGCATATAGAAAAATGTCGTTGAAATGGCATCCAGATAAGAATCAAAATAGTCAAGAATCAGTTGATAAATTTCAAAAAATAAGTGCGGCTTATGAAATATTAGGCAATCCTGAAAAAAAAGATGAACATGATATGATGCGCAACAATCCTTTTGCTAGAGGGGGTATGATGGGTCATGGAATGGGTCCCGGCCAAGGTATGGGGGGTATGCATGGTATTAATTTAGATGATTTATTTTCTAATTTATTTGCAGGGGCTATGGGTCAAGGTATGGGTCCTAGTATGGGTCAAGGTATGGGTCAAGGTATGGGTCAAGGTATGGGTCCTAGTATGGGTCAAAGTCCTATACAAGGTATGTTTTCACACGGAATGCATCCAGGTATGTTTCCGCAAGGAATGCAAGGCGCGAATGTTCGTATTTTTAGAACAGGTCCAAATGGAATGACTATGGAGATGCCAATGCCTATACAAAAACCCACCCCAATACAAAAGAATTTAACAATTAATATGGAAATGGTATTAACTGGAGGATCTGTTCCTTTAGAAATAGAGAGATGGATTATAGAAAATGGTAATAAAATTATTGAATTACAAACTGTTTATGTATCCGTTCCAAAAGGAATTGATAATAATGAGATAATAGTATTAGAAAATCAAGGTAACGTGCAAAATAATAATTGTAAAGGAGATGTTAAAGTATTTATCAAAATAGAAAATGAAACTGGATTTGAAAGACGTGGGTTAGATTTGATATATGATAAAAAAATTACATTAAAAGAATCACTCTGTGGATTTTCATTTGAATTGAAATATATTAATAATAAAACGTATACTATTAATAATAAAAGTGGCAATATAATTCCACCAGAGTATATGAAAATAATACCAGCAATGGGTCTAACTCGAGATGATCATACAGGTAATTTAATAATTCATTTTATTTTAGAATTCCCTGCATCTTTAAGTGCAGAACAAATAGAGACCTTGGAGAAAATACTCTAATTAAAGTTCTCAGTCCATTCACTATAACAATCATTACAATATATATTTCTAACAACATTATCGGAAACAATATCATAAGAAGCAGGATTAATCCAACGCAAACCAGAACTTAACTTTTCGCATTCATAACAAATAGTAATTTCTCTTGAAATATGAGGGATCCATTTTTCCTTTAGTTTCATAGTTTCAATCCAAAAATACCAGAGTGCTTCATCTCTCTTAGTTAATACAGTATTTTTTTTTATACAACTCTGCATATCATATTATTCGAGATTTCTTTAAGTTACTTTGACTTTGTATATTTGGCACCACCTTATTAGGCGCAAGCTGACTAAAGGTGGTTAAGGTGGTTTTGTTTTATATTTGGCACCACCTTATTAGGCGCAAGCTGACTAAAGGTGGTTAAGGTGGGTCTATAAATTATCAGATATTTCCTCCAACTCTACCCCCGAATCTAATAATCGCATAATATGATCAGGATGACCCAATAGTTTTGCCCCAGATTCCAACAAATCATATTTTATTCTATTCATTTTCTTTCTAATTAAATGAAAAAGCAATTTATGACCATATTTAATTGTAAAATAATTGCTGCGAAAATTATTAATAATATTAATTGTATATAATGTGCGATTTGGATAAATCTCTGGCAAAGTTTCACAACATAAACGTATTATACTATATGGTAAATAAGGTAAACTATGTAATGGATTATGATGACAAACTAATATTTCAAATAAAAATGGCAAATCGGGAAGTGATGTTAGTCGGTTTTTACTGCAAAAAAGTCGCATTAAATAAGGAGGTAATTCTTTAATATACCGAATTCTATTATTATTGCAAAATAGTCCACCTAACCAAAATGGTAAATTATTGATGCAAGTAATACGATTATTAGAACAAAAAATAGATTCTATATTATCTGGCAAATTATCAATACTAGTTAAACGATTATGTGAGCAAAATAGGACACGTAATTGTGTAAACCGACTTAGATCAGGTAAAACGGTCATTTGTAAATTAGTAAAACATAATTTAACTACATTTGTGGGGACATCATCTATTGATAAAAAATGCTTAAATCGTATGATTTCTCCAGGAATATTCATTATTAAAACTATATAAATACATTTATATGATTATTATTAATATGTTATCTAGAATAGTAAATAGAATAGTAAATGTAATAAAACATCCCCAATTTCAAAAAATGACTGATTATTATTCTATGGGCTTACCTTTCGCACTTATGCTGGGAGGGTTTTCTGGAACATTTTTGGGTGTATCTATATTGGATAAATATATCGAATATCATTATTCATATAATAGTTTAATTAAAACTAATATAAGTCCGAGAAAAGGGGTTATGATCATACTAGGTGGTTTTTGCACAGGATTAGTGGGTGGACTTTTTTATCCTATTGTGATACCTTTTAGCTCGGCATATTTTATTAAACAAACTTTGAATCAACTTAAGGAGGATTAAGTAATAAATTAAATTAAATAATATAACAAAATATAACAAATGTGGTTTTGTTATATTTTGAAAAATGAAAATAATAAATCTACTTATAATGGATCAACAAATAATCCTGTGAGACGATTACGACAGCATAATAAAGAATTGGTGGGAGGAAGTCGTGCAACATCACGTTATAATGGAGGATGGTCGTATATTGCTATCCTTTCAGGATTTCCCAACAACATAAATGCTTTGCAAGCGGAATGGGATTTTAAATGCCCTACACGTAAACCAGGTAAAAGACCTAAAGAATACGAAGGTCCAATTGGCCGAATTAAATCATTAAATTTAATATTACCATTAGAGTATTGGACTAAACAATCAACAATATGTAACCGAGATTTCAAAATGAAACTGCTTATTTTAGAAGACATGGTACAATATTTAGATAAATCTCTTATTCCAGACAATATAGAAGTGATAACAACTAGCAAAATAGAAGACGAATTGGAACACTTGAATACGAAACTGGAGATTTACGATTAAATCCACTTTTAGAAAAAGTGGAGCAAAATAGCAATTCCGCTAGTGGCAGTCGGTAAAGTGGAGCAAAATAGCGACCGCCTCTATCGCAATTGCATTTAAAGTATATATCCATAAACTCTCTCTTTTTCGATAGGATAAAGAGTTCCGCACAAATAATCGATCCAATACTCACCATAATTATATTGAATATATTTATGATGTAACATATGATGATTTCCAAATGCAAAATTACCTCGCTCATCGTGTCGCAATAGACCACGAATATTCATATAAACAGCTGCAGCAATTAAAGGCGCAACTTGTAATTTAAATAACAATGGAACAAAAATTCCAAGCATCTGTAAAGGCGACTCTAGCCAATGTGCAGTATATACATCAAAAAATGTCGGTTTTAAATTATAATGATGTTGTTTATGTATAAAATAAAAATACTTATGATGTAAGATTAAGTGGGAAATATAAAACCAAATATCATATGAAATAACATGTAAACTGGCAAATAAAAAAAATGAATACATAGTAATAAATAATAATGATAACAAGTATTTATATTATATTATTATTTAATATAAATGGCAGGACGTCCAAGAATAGTAAGAAATATCCAATCTTATATCAATCGAACGGATGCAAAATCGGGTCTAAGTATGTTGAAATCAGGAACACCTCCAAAAGTTGGAGTCACACGATATTATTGGCACAATCTAGCAACACAAGCTAATCCAGGACCACTTAGTTTTGTAAATAATCCACTTTACTATCAAACATTACAGTGGCAACGATACGGCAACCTACGCCCGTCGTTTCGACCATCGCCTAGAACAACAATAAAAAGTAATTATGGATTATCTATTTAGTTTAGTTAATATCCACGTCTTTTTGTAACCTTTTTTGCTTTAGCAAATCTAACAGCTTTTGTTTTACTACGGGCAGTTCTTTTTCTAATCGGAGAAGAAATAGGAGCAACATATACTGGTTCGGGTTCTTCTTCCTGCTCCTTTTCTTCTTTTTCTTCCTCCTCATCATCTTCTGAACCTGATCCCGACCCTGACCCATCTAAATCACTAAATGAAAAGTCATCAAAAAAACTAGATTTCTGTTGAGTTTTCTTTCCACTTCGCTTGACTCTTTTAGATTTAGTCGGTTCTTCTTCATCTGCTTCATCTGACCACATTGCACCCATATTTTATAATATTATGAATATAATAATATTATAATTCAACCGCTAAAGTTAAAGCTAAAGATCTTTAACTAATTTTCTTTGTAGGAATATCCGAAGAAACTAAATAAATCGAATTTTCAGTAATAATAATATACTCAGTTGAACTCTTATAGAACTTGCCAATAGGACTAGTATATTCATCTTCACTTTTTACCAATAATTTTTCGCCACCTTCTTTTACGCCAATCAAAGCTTTTTTATCCAAGGATGCAGCCCAGTAATCCAACATAATAGGTTTATCTTCAACAATAGACAATTTTGCAGCGTGTTTAAGTGTAACATCACTAGGTAATCTATAACTGGTCTCAGGTGCAGCAACAACGGGCTTCTTTTGTTCAACAGACATTTATATAATTAACTTTTATTTATCTTTAAATACTTAAATCACTAAATACTTAAATATTTAATAATTAAATATATTATGACTTCTTTACAAATATCGCAATATTCATTGTATAATATTGAAAATTATAATTCAAATTTAAATGTCGCTGCAAATGATATACTTAATAAATATAATTTGCTAATTACAGAATATTTTAAATTAAATATAAAAGGTGTAAAAGAATGGATGAGAGGATTGGAAACTATTTCGCATGTGTTTGAAATAATGCTATTTTACACAAAAAACTTGGAATTAACTTATTATCATAGTCAAAAAGCATTTTATTTTTATGGAGAGTTTATAAGTCAAATTATTGAAGATCCAAATAATTATTTACAATTGAGTTCAAAAGACGCCATATTATTTGTATATAAAAAAACGATATTTGAAATTAATGCGCAGATACAAAAAAGCGTAAAAATGCTTAATGAGATAGATAAAAATAAGTTGGATATATTAAATAGTTATATTAGTATTTTAAAAATACTATGTGAAAATAGAGTTCCAAAATATATAGCATTAATTATAGAAAATTTGATTAATCCGCTCTTAATATTGGATAAAGAGAATTATGAACTGATTTTATTATTTATACACAGAGTAAGTAAAGAAGAAGATATTATTTTATTATTTATTAAAATATTGCATAGTCCATTTGATAAACGAATATTGAAAAAAAATATAGAAACATATGATAAAGAATCTGCTGCTTCTAATACCATTAAAAATGTATTGATAGATTTATTTATTGAATAATACTGAATAATACTGACTAATACTTTTTCATACATTTACAATAATGCTCTTCTTTCTAATTTTTCGTTTTTTATCTTTTACAACAAGATTATGCACATTTACTTGATTTATTTTACTATATTCATTTATTAATAATACTTTTAAAAATTCATAAATAACATATAATACGGAATCATCGCACATGCCAACAATTAAAATACTTCCCGTTCTAAAGATCATAAAAGAAACTGCAGTAACATTTTTATATTTAGATTTATCTTCTTCTGAAATCTTGGAACCATTTTGCACTTCTTTATCTGGATTATAATAAAATTTACATTGAACCCCTGGATAAGAGCACGGATCATAAATTGCTTGAATATTATATTTGAATTTTAAAATGTCATACAATATTTCTCTATTAATATAAAATCCGCAATTGAAATTTGAATTGATTAATACAGTTGTGCTAGTTTGTTTATAATGTAATTCTACAGCATCTTCTGGAGCATCAATAGGCATATATGGTTTTATTGCGGCAACTATATTTATCAATACCTGCTCAAAAATTTCATTATTTTGAATACCAGGAATTTCCAATTTACCAGTATTAAATACTTTAACGTGGAACTCTTTAAATGCGCTCAATATTTTAATACGTAATATCATAACAAAACAATTATAAAATGCGCTCTTCCTCTTACAACGATAACTCATAATATCTTTCTTTGAAATACCAATACTAATTTTACGAATATCTTTGAACTTGATTCTTCCAGTCGGGTTATTAATACTTGTAATAATTTGTTCATCAACAAATAACTCTTGCTTTAATTTATTTTGAATAAAATTTAATTCTTCTTGATCTACAGAGTTAAATTTTATTTGTTTTTTAATAACACCATTTTTTGGTGTAGCATAAGGAATAACTGGAATATTCCAAAATATAGTTTTTAAATCTATTGCTTGATTTAAGTATGCAATTTTAGATTTAGTAGAAATATAAATCTCTGTTGCTATTGGAATATCAACTATCTTAGCATCCGTATCTTCATTTACTTCCTCAGTATTTACTGCATAATTAATAGTAGATTTTTGATGAGTATTTTCATAATCATCTACATCATTATCTGAATTATATGACGCCATATTAAAATTTGCCCATTCTTCATCGATTGTTGTCATTATTAACTATTGTGGTATTCCTTTATATTCTTTAAGTTAATTCTATTTCAATTTATTTATTTTATAAATATATATAAAATGAAATCAGTTGCTTATACTATTTCTTCAGTTTCTATTCCTATTCCTATTCTTATACAAAAATCTCCAACAAATGCGTCTCCGTCTTCATTTAGTGATAATACATATATATTAAAACAAAATAGTTTTGACCCTACAAAACATTCACCTCCTAATGATTTTATGCTTAAATTGCAAAGTAGAATGAATAATTTTATACAATAGTAGAAATAGACTTAGTTAATTTATGAAATGAAGAAAGTCGAAGCAATGAATAATTAATATAATACGTATTTTTACAATCTTGTGAGTGCATTATATTTTCAATAAATAAAAGAAGTTCTTTAGTAATCATTTGCGGTTTATTTCGAATAATATAATTTAAATAATCTTTAATTATATTTTTTTTGTCAATATTGTATTTCATCATAATATCTTGAATAAAACTATTTAATTTTGGTAATGGTTCATTATCAACTATTTTATTATATAATATTTCCCAAATAGAATCATGAATAATATAAAAATCGGAATCAACCATATTTTGATTTGATTGCATAAAATTAATCATACTACGAATATCTGAATCATATAATTGTTGAATTAAATGTATAGATTTTTCTGATATTTGTAGTTTTTCATTTTCGGCAATATTTTTTAAAAAATAAATGATTTTTTGTTCTGGTAATTGATTAAAACGAAGCCGAATAAATTCATTTTGTAATCCTTCATCTATGCGACTAATATAATTGCATATTAAACAAAAACGAACAGAACTAGAATAATTTTGCAATAAATATCGCAATGCTTGTTGTGCATTTTTTGTCATATAATCGACTTCATCTAAGATGACAAATTTCATTCCTTTATTAAAAAGCGTTTTAGAATGAACAAATTGATTAATTTGATTGCGTATAATATCTATACCCCGTTCATCAGATGCATTTAAATGAATCATTAGACCACTATTTTTTTGATCATTTTTTTCTTGATAACTATTTACTAAATTAACAATTGTAGTTGTTTTACCAGTGCCGGGTGGACCATAAAAAAGCAAATTAGGGAAATAAGAAGTTTCAATAATATTTTGCAGAATTACTTTATTGATCGGATCAAGCACAATATTATCGAACACATTTGGCCTATATTTTTCTACCCAAGGTATATTCATTAAGTTATTAATACTTGTTCTGTTATATTTAAGTTCTTCTACTAAGTTTTTCTAAATTTTCTAGTTTTCTTTCTTCTAATATTTATTTCACTATTTCTCTCTTTTTGTCTTCTATTACTTCTCTCTTTTTGTCTTCTATCCTTCTTACTTTTTCCATTTTTAGTTTTAAATTTTTTCATAATACCTCTAGCTTCATACCCGCATGTTATTATTTTTTTTTCTATAGCGGTTATTTCTTCCTCAGTCAATTTTGTTGAACGTTCTATTAATGCGCCTAAGTTGAATGGATCAATTGTATTTGCAAATAATGTTACCTTGTCTTCAAAAGATAACCTTTTAAGTTCTTCATTAGTATTAATAGCACACCACACTTTATCGTTATGTTCGGCGGTCATTTTATATACAAACTCATTATGATCACAACTATTATCATATACATTGCACGTACCTACATATGATATTAACATACTTTGATATATTACAAATGGAATAGTATAACATGGAGTAATAACAAGGTCATTACCCTGCTCATTAATATTTAAAATTAAATTTGCAATGAATTTAAGTTTATCATTTAAGTCTGTAGGTGTTATTAATCTCATTTGCATAAATTGATCATATACACCATCAATGTTTTTATTTATTTCTTCATTATACAAAAAAAGATATACATAAGTATTAAACATTTCATTTCCTAAAAAATTATTATTTTGAAATATTGTAATTGTATTAATAGTATCATCTATATGATTCATTATTTTAAATAAATATATACACTGGGGTTTAACACCACCTACAAAAAAAATACTATCTGGAAATAAATCATCAATATTTCGAGTAATAGTTTCTGTTACAAAAATACTATTTCCATTTTTATCCGCGTTTTCATCCCAATAAAAACCTGCTATGAGTTAAATACATTCGTTAGTGAGTGTTTCTGAATATGCGCTTGGATTAGGTCCAAAAAATCTTCTTGGAATTCTTGCTCCTTGATTATAAACTGTTATAATTCCTTTATGTTTTTTTAACCAGGGTTCAGTATAAGCTTCAGTTATACTAGACATAGTTATATTAAACTCTACTACCCTATTAAATACTTCTACAGGATTAGTCTGAGTAAAATAGTCACCCGCCATTGTTGGTGTAAATCTACTATCACTACAACTAGATACTTCATATGATCTAAAATCATATGGAACAATATCACGAAATAATTTAATGCAATAAATTATACCTGAATCGGGATCTTTAATATATATGCACGGTATACCGCCGCCATGAGTCAATACAACTATACCCCAGTGTTCGCTAAATACTCGACGTTTTGAGAAAACTGCTTCTTTTTTATCTTTTCTTAGTAAACTACTTTTTTTTGCTCTCTCTCTTCTTGAAACATCTTGCTCAACACCTTTTTTTGTTTCTTTTGTTTCTTTTGTTTCTTTTGTTTCTTTTGTTTTTTTTCCAGACATATTATTTATTATAGTAAAATATTTAAAAATAAAATAAATAATTATACAATGCATCAACAAACTTCTGGATATTTAGAACTATTTATTGGACCCATGTTTTCTGGAAAAACATCTAAACTTATAGAACTCTATAAGCAATATAAGTTCTGTAATATTCCAGTACTAGTAATTAATCATTCTATAGATAATCGATATACAGATTCAACAAATACAAATAATATGGTTGAATTATCATCCCATGATAAAATTACTATACCTTGTTTACAAATAGAAAAATTGCTTGATATTGAAGTCAACTTTGAAACCAATATTATTTTAATTAATGAAGGGCAGTTTTTTGCAGATTTGTATCAATTTACAGTATTAATGCTTGAACAAAATAAAACAATTTATATTTCAGGATTAGATGGTGATTTTAAAAGACAAAAATTTGGTAAAATATTAGATCTTATTCCATTATGTGATAAAGTAACTAAAATGCAATCTTTGTGTAGTTTATGTAAAAATGGATGTCCGGGTATTTTCTCTCTTCGTTTAACACAAGAGCAGCAGCAAACATTAATTGGGGTAGATAATTATATACCAGTTTGTAGAAATTGTTATACTATAAAAACAATACAATAATTCCTTAAAGATATATTAAAACTATTTAAATCAAAATTAATATGATTAAATACATTAAATGAAAGATACTAACAAGACAACAGATAAACCAAAACGAGGAAGACGTTCTAAAAAGGAAATTTTGGCAGCAGCATCAGCAGTTGTGGCAGCAAATCAAGTTAATGAAATATTAGATCATTCTATAGTACATGATATAATACATGAATTAGTTCCCTTAGTATCAGTAAATGAATTAGTCCAACCATTAGATCACGAACAAGAACTAGGTCAAGAGCATATCGAAGAATCTGGACCAACAGAACACGTAGCAAAAAAACGAGGAAGAAAACCAAAAGGCGGTAAAATAATTCAACAAAATATTTTAAATAATTCACAAAAAGATGATAAACAAAATATAATATTGCATTTAAAATGCTCTATTAAAGATATTGAAAATGATGATTATAATAACAATATAGAATCTTTTAATTTTAATTTATCAAAAACAGAATTATGTTATCAAATAATTGATAATCCAACAATACAACAGAATGAAAATAAAGATGAACCTCTTAATGAAACTTTTGATGAGGTTCACCATGAAATAAAAGATGATATAAAAGATAAAGATATATGGCGCAAATTAAAAGTATTAGAACATAATTTACACGTAAATAATGTTCCTGATAAAAAATCGGCGTGTTTTTGGTGTTCATATGAGTTTGATAATAATCCAATTTATATTCCAAAACATTTCATTAAAGATTCATATAGTGTGTATGGATGTTTTTGTTCACCAGAGTGTGCAGTTGCACATTTAATGGAAGAAAATATTGATAGCTCAACTAAGTTTGAACGTTATTATTTAATGAATCATATTTATTCTAAAATATATAATTATACAAAAAATATTAAACCAGCACCTAATCCTTACTATATGTTAAATAAGTTTTATGGTAATTTGACTATTCAAGAATATAGATCACTTTTAAAATCAGAAAGGTTATTTTTAATTGTAGATAAACCGCTTACTCGGGTATTACCAGAATTTCACGAAGATAATGATGAGTTTATTATTAATAATAAAATAATTCCATCTAATTATAATGCGAAAAAAATAGGCTCTCAACAAAATAAATCACAAACTAAAAATAATATTGTGAATGAACATTTTGGTCTTGGATCTGTTTATTAAATCCACATTTGCTAAAGGCACCACATGACCGACTGCAAGCGGAATTGCTATTTGGCACCACCTTTTCTAAAGGTGGTCTTTAGTAGATGCATTTAATTTAGTTCGTAATTGTCTGTAAATTTCCTGATTTACTGATTTA